ATGACGAACTGGAGCACAAAAAGAAATTAGTTATGGAACGTATCCAATTAATTAACAAACAAAAGGAGACAAAATGAGTAGTGTTCCTATCCGAGAGAAACAGTTGGGTTTAAAGAAAGGGTCTCGTCCTGAGAATAACGATAACGAGGGATTTGAGACTAGGAAAGCCAAGTCGCACATGGGCGAGAATTGGAAGGGTAAAGTTTCTGGAAAGCACAAACACACATACGAGGCGGGAGACTAACATGGCTAAAAATGGTTGGGGTGCGGCACGTGATGGCAAAGTCCATAAAGAATCTAAAGATAATTATGGGGAGTACAAAGGCACAGATGTTAAGTCGTCCAAAGATTTAAACGGTCAGTACGCAGAATTCCAAGGGAAGACTTTAACAGGGAATAAATAAATGGCATTAGAAACTCGCAACGGTGGTGCAATGGTAACGGACCAAGGTTTAACTGGACCTGTTAACGATAGTATTCAGCCTCCTCCAGAACAGTCTATTCCGATGGAACCTCAGATGCCGTCTATCCAAATTCCTGTAGACGAGCAGATGCAGAGACTATTGGTTGAGATTGTGTTGGACGATTTCAATAAAGCCAAAGGTGACAGGCTACAAATTAGCTACGGCACCACGTCCAAGGGCGAAACCTTACGTTTCGACAAGTGGCTTAAAGACATTAAGGACTTGTACAACGCTAAGAGAATTCCAAAGACAATTCCTTGGAAGTTCTGCTCCAACCGTTCAATGCGGGTAGCTGCCTCCATTTTAGACATGATTCAGTCCCGCCTTTTCCCTGCGGTGTGGAATGAGGACTTAACCAGGTGGAGACCAGGTAACGTTGTTGACGCTCCCAAAGCCACGAGAATAGAAAAGTTCATGTCATGGTGGGTACGAGTGTGGTCCCCGATGTATGACTTCTACGACAAGTGGACCAAGTATGTCACTGGTATCGGTGATGGTTTAACCGAATCCTCATGGGAGATAGACGAACTTGGACAGGGTAAGACTGCAAGGCGAGTCATCCCAAAAGAGAACGTCTATTTCTTAAAAGGCGCACGTGACATTCAAAAAGACCCAGTTATGATTCATGAGAAGTTAATCTATCGTAAATTGGAGGAAGCGGAGAAGGTTCAAGCCGCTATCAACGTCTCAGACAAACTAGCTCAAATGATTTATGTTCCCTCCGTAGCTTCAGGTGAAGGTCCAGAATTTCGTGAGGTAAAGTTAAGAAACGAAGAAGTAGAAGTCATTCGTTGGTATGGAAACTTTGACTACAACGGGGATGGAATTGCTGAGAATATCCGTCTTATGATTTCACCTGAACACAAACTTTATCTCGGTGGAATTGACATGACTAACGTTACATTCTCTGGTCGCCGCCCTATAAACTTCCGCAAGTACGATAACTACATTGACCGCTTAGACGACTTAGACGGCGAGGGTGTTTTGTTCAAGGTTAAAGAATTGGCGGAAGAAGTGGATGCCATATTTAATCAGATGTCAGATGCGCACACTCTTGCTGTGCTTCGTCCATTCTTCTATGACCCATCTGGAGACGTGGACGCTCCAGCCATTGTGTTAGGACCAAATAAGGGCATTCCTATCACAGACCCAGCACACAACGTTTACTTTCCTCCGTTTGACATTCCGACAGAGAGACTCATTAACGCCATGCGCTTGGTGCTGGAATTCATAGAGAGACTTACTGCCGCATCCGAATACATCATGGGGCGTGAATCTGGAACAGTTGGAGGCTCAGGTACAGCTACACGCACCAACGCTATTGTGCAATCGGCAGAGATTCGGTTTGCGTTGCCTGCCGAACGCCTACGTCAGGGTGCTGCCGACATTCTAACTACAGAACTAGACTTGATTCAGCTCAACATTCCAGAAGGTTTTGAGAACTTAGTCCTAGGCGAAGGCGGAGACCCAATTTTTAAGCAAGGGGAACTTTCCGACAAAGGACTCTCAGGTAAATTTACGGCCTACTTACTCCCAGACCCATCGATGGGTTCCAAGCAAACCGAACGGGATTTAATGTCTATGGCCTATTCTATCCTAATGCAGAACGTTATCGTAGGTACGGACCCTGCCAAGATTTATCAAGTTACCTACGACTGGCTTAAGGCTAATGGACTGGAGGACGCAGCCAAACGTTATCTTGGGCCAGCTCCAGCTGCAGATGACATCGACTCTCCAGAAGACGAAAACACCCTCATGATTCAGGGTGACTTTAAGAGAGTTAAAGCCAACATAGCTGAGAACCACATCGAGCACATCATGAAACACTCCGAACTGATGCAATCACCAGCTTTGCAACAAATCGGTCAGATTGCCCCAGCTTTGGTTCAGCAAATAATCCAATACAACCAACAACACATTCAAGAACACATGATGCTTATGCAGAAGATGCAAGCACTCATGGCATCAGCCAAATCCAGTGGTGCGGCACAACAAGGAGGAGCAAGTGGAGATTCTATCGGAGGAGCAGAAAAGGGAAATACGAACAATGCTGCAGTCGGAACCATGGAGAATAGTTCTGGGCCGCTTGGAGCGGCTCTCAATCAAAAAAGAAAGGGAGAAAGCGGACGCTCTCCGAGTGCATAGTTTTGAATTAGCAAACCGTTTGCAGGGTATTGTGGACGGGATTGATTACGCTGTAGATACCATTGAGAGTGCGGCACTCAAAGAAAACGCCGTTGAAGAAGGACCACTATACTAGGAGTTAAAAATGGAAGTCGAGATAAAGGAAACAATCGGTTCAACCGTTGTTCCAGAACCTCAGAAACCAGCCGAGAAGGCTGCGCCTGCAAAAGCAGAGGAACCGAAGTATGTTCGTTTGGAGGATTTGGAAAAGGTTAACCAGGCAATAAATAATACGAGGGATTACAACAATCGCAAGCTTGAAGAAATCAATCTTAAGCTTGAGAAGTTGATTCCTAAAGCACCAGAAAAGCAACCTGATGATTTGGACAAGATTGTACAGGAAAACTGGCAACTTGGAGTTGAGAAGGTAGCCGAGAGGGTGCTTGAACGCAAACTTGCTAAAGACCAAGCTGAGACGCAATCTCAAATGGAGGAAAGAATTAGGAAAGAGTCCTTAGCCAAAGTAGTTGCTAGGCACAAGGAGCTAACCGACCCATCCTCTGATAAATACGTGGAGTTCCACAAAGTACTGGCAGAGAACCCAGACTTCGTTACAAACCCTCGTGGACCCCTACTTACCATGTACGAAATGGAGAGCCGCCTAAAAGACCATGGTAATATAGAATCAGGAGTAGAAAAGGTGACCCAAGTTAAAGAAGCACGTTCAAGAGCAGCTCAAGTCCCAGCAGGTACATCACCTGGTGCCAAGAGCAATTATTCTCTAAGTAAGTCGGATATGGATTTCTGCCGACTTAACAACATTAACCCTGAGAATTATAAACGCTTAAAAGGATTAAGGGAGACAACCGCCTAATGGAACCTACAAAAGATATCAAAGAAACAAAAGAAGTAAAAGAAACTCCTAAAGCTTTACAACCTGAGAACAATCGTCCAGTGATAATCCAAACTGAGATTGATGCCTACATTTCTGAAATTGTCAGAGGTGGTCCTCAGTCTCCTGAAGAAATCCAAGTTAAGGACTACTCTCAAGTAAACGGAAGACACCGTCTTTCTTTACCTCTTGAGATAGAAAAGAAATACGGAAAAAAATATGCTTTTCGATGGGTTAACAAGAAGAAGGACTGGATTGACAGAGCCATTAGTGTACGTCAATGGTTAATTGTTAATCGAGCCATCTTCTCTGACATGCCTAAATATTTGTTCACCGCTAACGGAACTATCGAAAACGGTGATACTATCCTCTGCTTTATGCCAATAGCTGCGGCGGAGAGACTTCGTAGGGAACCAGCGGAAATTTCAGCCGCTAGAGTTAAAGACTTACCCATGGAAAAGTGGAAGGATAAGAGAGAAGACTCTCCCTTTTACAAGCCAGACCTGACCTCAAGTGAGAAGGACGGCGAAATGGTTTCTAATGGCATTACGCCAGACGTTCAAACTAAAACAGAATAAGGAGTAATACATGGCTAACACACAAGGAATAAATTATGGGGCCCGCCCTATAACCGAGCCTGGTATGCCTCCGAAGCTTATGTATTTGAGAGCTAATACTGCCCAGGCCATCTATCGTGGTCAATTTGTAGCGGTTAATAATTCAGGACAAATCGCTATTATTGCCCCAGGCGACAATGTTGCCGCAATCGGCATTGCTTGGCAGTTTTTAGATTCAGATGCAGCAAGTATCCCTTCGGCTATGGCAGACTTGACTCAAGGAGCGTTTCTACCATCTTCTACAGACGCTGTGGTTGCTTATACCTATGACCCTCAGCAACTTTATGTGATGGAAGAAATCACAGGCGGTACAGCTATTGTAGCTTTAAGCGTTGGGCTTTTAGCTAACTTTACCTATACGGCTACCACTGGGAATACGACAACTGGTTGGGCAAACAATGTAATTAACAATTCAGGTGTTGCTGCTGGAACTGGTCCTCTTCTTCAGCTTCTTGGTTTCCAAGATATTATAAACCAAGATGGAACTGATAATGCGGCTGGAGCATCAGCAAAGTGGGTTGTTCGTATTGCTAATCATCAATTTAACCCGACTAAACTCGGCGTTCCGCAAGGATAAAGGAGACTTACCATGAATCGTTCTGATTTTAATAAGAGCGTGGTTCCTGGCTTGTTCGACTTTATGTCGTCGAGCTATAAACCTCGCTCAGAGGAAAAAGTTAGCTACCAACTTCTAACTGGTGGCGCACCAAGAGAGTCAAGACGTGCGTATGAACAATCAGCTTACTGGGGTGCACTCGGTCTTATCCCTGCCAAGCCTGAAGGTCAAGCAATCGCCTATGATAATCCAGTGCAAGGTCCCACGAAGACTTGGACTCACAAGACTTATGGTCTTGGTGTCCGTATCACCGAGGAACTTATCGAAGACTGTCTCTATCCTGAAATTCCTTCAGAGATGCGGCAGCTTTCTGAGGAACTTGGTAAGTCAGCTCGTGAAACCATTGAAATCCTTAACTGGGATTTAATTAACAATGGTACTACTACCACAAATCATACCGATGGATTAGGAAACGCCATTTTCTCCACAGGCAAACAATTGCTTCGTGGTGGAACATGGTCTAACCTTTTATCCCCTGCGTCTGATTTGTCAGCCACGGCGTTACAGACTTCTCTTGATACGTTTGAGAACACTCGTGATGACTCTGGTAAGATTCAGATTATCAAAGCATCCAAGATTTTCGTGAACCCTGCTAACGCATGGAAAGCGAAAGAACTCTTGAACTCTGCGTATGACCCTGAATCTGGCAACAACAGTGTGAACGCCATCAAGGAAAGAAATCTCACTCTTATCAGTTCAGCTTACTTCACTGATACAGATGGTTTCCTTCTTTGGGCAGAACCGCCTCACTCTAACGCAGGATTCATTGCGTTTATGAGACGCCCTGTAAGCTTTGCTCAGGATGGGGATTTTAACACTGGAGACGCCCTGTTTAAGAGCACATTTCGCTATAGTGTCGAGGTTAACAAGCCAAACAATGTGTTCTATAGTGCAGGTGCTTGATAATAAATAAGTTATAGATTTAATTGTTATTCTGTATTATAATTTACGTTGAATAAACGTAAAGGAGATACAGATGAATCCAGGAAATAGAAATACACTAAATTGTTCTTTGACAAATGAGCAGGCAGCTTATTTAGCTGGTCTTATGGATGGAGAAGGTTGTTTTGGATTTAATAAACATAAATCTAAAAGTTCCAAACGTGGTTATGTGTACGTTGGAAGAATAGGATTTGTTAATTCAAACTTTGAAATCATGAGATGGGCTAGAAAGTTAATTGGGTTTGGTTCTATCCATCTTAGATGCAATAAGTCAAAAGGATGGAAAGATACTGCAGAGATTGTCTGGATGTCTCAACAGGCAAAAGCAATTTTACCAAACATAATTCCTTATATGAAGATAAAAAAAAGACAAGCTGAAATTGTTTATGAATTCTTAAATAGACAATACATAGCTG